AGCCTGGACAGCCACTACTGCCTTCAGCGTCGGTGACATACGCCGTGCCACGACGCAGACTGGCTTCGGCTTGGTGTTCCGCTGCATCATTGCCGGCACCAGCGGATCAACCGAACCTGTATGGCCTACCAAGACTTACAAAACCGATGCTTACGCAAGCCTTGAAGGCTATGTAGTCGATGGCACGGTCACATGGGCAGCGATCAGCGCCGTCAGCGAGGAACTACAGAAGCTAGCGCCTAGTGCTGTAATCGAACTATTTGAACTGGTGTTGGTGTCCGGCTTGCATTATGACCCAGGCGATCCACCGGCAACCACGACCTACTATTTCCACGCTGGCACGAACCAACTGCTGGCAAACATCACCTGGAGCGGGCAGACTTACACCCGCTTCCCTGTAGAGGCAGAAGGTTTTGAGTACTCCGGCACTGGTCAACTGCCGCGTCCGACCTTCCGTGTTGCCAACCTGAATGGCCTGTTGACGCTGGCGCTGTTGGAGGTGAACGCCTACACGCCGGGAAATGATTTGATCAACGCTAAGGTCAGCCGCATCCGCACGCTGAAAAAATATCTAGATGCGGTGAACTTTACCGGCGGCACTAATCCAACCGCAGATCCTTTCGCTGAATTTCCGCGTGAAATTTATTTCATCTCCAGAAAGGTCAGCGAAAACCGCAACCAAATTGAATGGGAGCTTGCAAGTATCTTCGACATGCAGGGCGTCCGCGCACCCAAGCGCCAAGCAATCCAACGCTGCCAATGGATCTACAAGAGCGCCGAATGTACCTACACGCCGGTGTCTAGTTTCTCAGGTACTTTTAGCCGCTCTGGTACAACCTTGACCGTTACCGCAACCTCGCATGGCTTGCTGGTAAATGATGCTGTCCACCTATCGGGTATTCCATCGCCCAATACCTACACGGTCGTCACAGTGCCAAATGCCAACAGCTTTACTGTTACCGTCGCAAATAGTGGTGCGACAAGCGGCAGCGTGACGGGAACACAGTGGTTTAATGTGAACGATCAACCAACGACCACCTTGGCTAACGACGTATGCGCCAAGCGATTGACTAGCTGTGAAGCACGATTCGGCACCAATCAACCATTGCCATTTGGCGGATTCCCTGGCGTGGGGCAATTCTCATGATGATCAAAGAAACCGCTAAAGCAGCAGCCGTATTACACGCGCAACAGGAATATCCAAAAGAAGCCTGCGGTTTGTTGGTGGTCATCAAAGGCAAGCAAAAATATTGGCCATGCAAGAACCTTGCTGAAACTTCAACCGATTTCTTCCAGCTCGATCCTAACGACTATCAAACTGCATCAGATGCTGGTGAGATCGTCGCCATCATCCATAGCCATCCGTTCACCAAGCCGGAGCCAAGCATGGCGGATCAAGTGGCGTGCAACCGCAGCGGTCTGCCTTGGTACATCGTCAACCCCAATACCTTTCAATGGGGCGAAGCACTGCCAAATGACTACAAGCCGCCGATGATCGGGCGCGAGTATTGCTGGGGCAGTTTGGATTGCTGGAGCTGTGTGCGCGACTGGTACAAGGAGGAATGGAATCTTGACCTGCCCGACTGGGATCGCCCTACGACAAGCGACTGGATGGCGGAACCGTGGTTTGAGCGCCTATACGAAGAAGCTGGTTTCCGCCAGGTCAGTTTGAAGAATCTGCAGGTGGGCGATGCATTGCTGCTGTCGATTGGCTCCAGCGGTCTCAATCACGTTGCTGTGTACATCGGTGATCAATACGTCCTGCATCATCAAGTGAACCGCCTGTCAAGCCGTGACTTATTGGGAGGCTGGCTCCTAAAATGTACGGGGAAGGTGCTACGCCATGAGAGCCGTTAAGGTCTACGGGCAACTAGCAAAGCGCGTTGGTCAGAACGTCTTCCGCGTTGATGTGGCAAGTCCTGCAGAGGCAGTGCGTTTTCTGTGCGCCAACTTTCCCGGTCTTGACGAATGGCTGATTGATAGCGCCCAGGATGGCGTCGGTTACCGCGTGATGGTGGGTCGGACGAAGATCGGCAATGAAGACTTTGTGATGAGCTGCAACGATGAGGCAACGATCTCGATCACGCCTGTGCTGTGTGGTGCAGGTGGCGGTGGTGGGCAGGTCGCTCTAGGGATTGGCTTGATTGCATTTTCAATTCTTACGGCTGGTGCTGGTGCTGGATTCTTGGGTTTGGGTGCAGGCTTGACGGGTACGGCTGCAACGGGTCCAGTTGCGGCAGGTTTTGCCGTTCAATCTGGTTTTGTACTTGGATCGTTTGCGTCAAGCGCAATCGGCGCAATCGGCGCCAGTCTTGCCCTAACTGGTGTGGCGCAAATGATTTCACCGACGCCAACCGACATGAGTAGAGGAGCTGGCGGTGATCCACGCCGTTTGCAATCTTTTAATTTCAGCGGGATTCAAAATACCAGCCAGCAGGGCACGCCAATCAATTTGGTCTACGGCAGGATGGTGGTTGGCAGCACAACGCTGAGTGCAGGTGTGTTTAACACCAACATGATATGAACGAAAAAACTGCACAAATTGTTGGCGGTTTTGGCGGCGGTCAACAGCAACAACAGCAAGCACGTCGCCCAACAGTTCAAGGCGACAACCTGCAATCCAAAGCTTTTGCGCGTGTTCTTGATGCAATCAGCGAAGGCGAAATTCAAGGTTTGGCTGATGGTGATAAATCCATCTACCTTGATGAAGTTCCCCTTCGCAGTGAAGCTGGCACGCTTAATTTTTTAGGCGTAACAACACATACACGAACTGGCTCGCAAAATCAAACCATCATTGAAGGCTTCCCATCCGCCGAAGTAGAAACCAATGTTGGTGTCACCGTTGAAGCGCAAAACAATATCCAAGGCACATGGTCACGGGATTGGTTTGATGCAACTTTTACGCGCAGTGGAGCAACGATTACAGTAACCGCAACCGCCCATGGTTTGACCAATGGCACTACTGTCTTTCTGAATTTTGCCGCTTATAACTCGCCACATGATCGTACCTATACAATCTCTAGTGTTACGACAAATACATTTAACGTCACTAGGTACAACGCAACTTTTACAGTTACATCTGGTCAGGTCTATGTAATCCGCCCGTATCTTAAGATCAATGCCCTAACAAGTGGAACCTGGACTGCCGGCAACAAAGTAGCTCTGCGCTTTCTTAGGAATAGCCTTGACACAAATCGTACAACCAGTTCACTATTCGGCACAGCAAATCGAGTCGTTACAATTCTGAGCAGTCCTGCCCCTGCGGCTGGATATTTTTATGTTGCTTGGACTGATGTTGCCGGTGCTCTAAGTGCTGCCAAAGTTGATGGTGGCGGTATCACTGTAAGCGATGGCAGATATGCCAAAACAGGTTCTACCGTCACCATTACCAAGGCAAATCATGGCTTGACGGTTGGGATGCACATTGAGTTGATATTCTTATTTGGATCTCTTGGTAACAGTTTTGGCGGCAGTTCACGTCTTTACCAAGTTCAAACCGCCACCACTAATACGTTCACGGTTACCGAAACTCAGGGCGCCAACACGGGCACAGGTGATTATTTTGTTGATGTTCCGATTACGGCTGGTGCCGTCACGCGCACGATCACAAATGTAGACGTTGATCGATTGCGAGTTAAAATTAGCGTCCCAGCATTGGCAAGAACTACTGAACAAGGCGATATTGTTGGTTCATCGTTTCGATACGCAGTAGATTTCCAGCTAAATGCTGGCGGCTTCAACCAAGCTGAACAACGAGTCATTACGGGCAAAACCAGCAGCGGATATACGTTCGACCGGGAGTTCACTCTAAGAAACCTAACGGGCTGGAACTCCGGCAACATTTCCTTAAATTTCCCAATCAACATCCGGGTGCGTCGGATTAGTGAAGACTCCACGACACAACGCATACAAAATGCTTTTGCTTGGCAGGCATTTACGGAGATTACGGATGCCAAACTGCGCTATCCAAATACTGCACTTGTTGGCATTGAGATTAACGCCGAACAATTTAATAATGTGCCCCAACGTGCGTATGACATTAAAGGCATCAAGATCCGCATCCCAAGCAATGCCACGGTTGATTCCAGCACTGGCAGGTTGATTTATGCCGGTACATGGAATGGCACCTTCGCCGCTGCAACGTGGTGCGCCTGCCCGGCTTGGATTCTCTATGATTTATTAACTAGCCGCCGCTATGGCTTTGGCGAACAAATACTGACCGATGCCGAAAAATCCAGTTTTGACGGTAATGCCAGCCGTTTGGATAAATGGAGTTTTCTTGCCGCCTCTATCTATGCAAATCAACTGGTCAACACAGGTCTAAGTAATCCCACACAGGAGGCTCGCTTCTCCTGCAACGTCAACATCCAAGGGCAGGAACAAGCCTTTACACTTGTCAATCAACTGCTTAGTGTCTTCCGCTCTCAAGCGTACTGGTCAAACGGATCGGTCACGCTGGCGCAAGATCGCCCGCAGGATGCCTCCTACTTGTTTGGTGCATCCAATGTTATCAATGGCGACTTCAGTTACAGCGGAAGTGACATCAAAACTCGCCCCACTGTTGTGTTGGTGCGCTGGTTCAACATGCGAACCCGTGATGTAGCCACGGAAGTTATTGAAGATGCTGAACTAATCGAGAAGTATGGCGTCGTCAAGGAAGAAATTGATGCCTTTGCCTGCACCAGTCAGAGCCAAGCCGCCCGCGTCGGTCGCTGGTTGCTTTATAGCAATGCCTACGAATCCGAAACCATCAGTTTTACGATCGGCATTGAATCAGGTGTGGTGCTCCGCCCTGGCATGGTCATCAAGGTCAACGATCAAACCCGTGCCGCCACCAGGCTCAGCGGTCGGATTAGCACCGGCAGTACAACCACCACCGTGGTGATCGACGCTGATCGCACCGTGACGGCTGGTGACGATCTCTCAGTGGTGCTGCCAAACGGTCTAGTCGAAACCCGCAACGTCAGTAGTTACAGCAGCGGCACTCGAACCATCACAGTTGACACCGCTTTTAGCGTTGCGCCCCAACAGAACGGCGTCTGGCTACTGACTACCTCCACAGTTAACCCAACAACTTGGCGCGTAATCAGCGTGGGAGAGGATAGCAGCCAAGGTATTCATGGCATCACCGCACTGGCGTATAACCCAGGCAAATTTGCCTACGTTGAATCTGGCGCAGCACTGCAAATAAGTCCCATTTCAATTCTTGGCTCAGCACCTGCAGCCCCAAGCAATATAACCAACACCGAAAACCTTTATGCGGATAACAATGTTGTCTTCGTCAAAGTTTCAATTAGCTGGAATCGCGTTGAAAACGCAACTTCTTATCGGGTTCGCTATCGGGTCAATCAAGGCAACTGGGTCAATTTGACTGATACCGAATCGGTGCAAGTAGACATTTTTAATGCACCAGAAGGAAGTTGGGAAGTTGAAGTGTACGCCATAAGCGTTAACGGCAATCTGTCGCAATCAGCCAGTCGTTCGTACACAGTTATTGGCAAAACGGCACTGCCAACCAATGTGCAAGAGCTGGAGATCAGCCAAGTTGATGACCACACGGCGCAACTGACCTGGCCGGTAGCCACCGATTTGGATGTGCTGATCGGTGGAAGAGTGATTGTGCGCCACACGCCAAATACCAGCAGCGTGGAATGGGGTAACAGCAACGATATTATCTCGGCTGTTTCTGGTAATCAAACCAGTGCTCAGGTGCCGTTGCTAAATGGTACTTACCTTGTGAAGTTTGAGGACAGCACTGGCAACCGCTCTAGTGCTGCAACAACGGTGCAGGTCACACTGCCACAACCGCAGCCACCGCTGGCAATCTTTACTTACAACGAAGACACAACATCACCACCATTCCAAGGCAATGCCACCAATATGCTTTACAGCGCCGAATTGGATGCGCTGATTCTGGATCAAGGTACGTTGTTTGATGATCTGGCTACCGACGGCGATTTTGATGAGTTGGGCAGTATTGATCAGGCTGGCGATATTGGAACTTTTGGCGAATATGAGTTCGGCTCAACGTTTGCTTTTGCTGGTGTTTTTGATGTAGATTTGACCGCTCGTTTTGTCACTAATGTCTACCTGCCCGGTGATCTCTGGGATGATAAAACTAACTTGATTGATTCTTGGAACGATATTGACGGTTCTGCCTTGGATAGAGTGAACGCTACTCTATACGTCCGCACCACCAACAATGATCCGACAATCAACGATCCGACATGGAGTTCGTGGCAGCCAATCATCAATGGCATCCGTCGCGGTCGTGGTTTTCAGTTCAAGCTGGCTGCCGTGAGCCAGGACAACACGCAGAACATCCGGGTAGAGGAGTTGGGTGCCACCATGACCCTGCAACGGCGCTCCGAAACCAGCAACAATCTGAGCAGTGGAGCTGGATCGTTTGCCGTAACCTTTGTTAATGCCTTTTACCAGACGCCTAGCATCGGGATCAGTGGGCAAAACATGGCGACAGGCGACTTCTACGTCCTTAGTTCAATTAGTCGGACTGGCTTCACTATCACCTTCCGCAATTCGGGGGGCACTGCTGTGTCACGAACTTTTGACTTCACCGCTGTTGGACACGGCAGTGAAATCACCTAAAATCCTAGTACAGAGGTAAGCTCATGGCTCAGCACGACTACTCACTCGCCAACCAGAGCGGAGCAAGTTTTCGTTCCGATCTAAACAATGCGCTTTCGGCAATCGTCAGCCAGAACAGCGGAACGTCTGAACCGAGCACGATGTACGCCTACCAGATGTGGGCGGACACCACAAACGGTGTGATGAAACTGCGTAATTCGGCAAACAATGCCTGGATCACTCTATATCAACTTGATGGTGAATATTCAACAATCGCATTAGAGAACGGTACGGCGGCTGCTCCGTCAATCTACTTCAAAGACAGCGGCACGGATACCGGCATATTTTCGGGTGGCACGGATCAGGTCTGCGTTTCCACCGGCGGCGTTGAGCGCGGGCGATTTGATAGTTCGGGTAGATTTTTAGTTGGCACGTCTTCTACACTTGCGGGCGCTACAGACTCACTGCTGCAGATTCGCGGCAACTCTTCTGGTGCTCAGTTTGCTGGCAAGGTTGCACTTGCCACAGATGTGGCGGCAGCGAGTATCGTTAGCGGCACAGATCTCGGCGCTATTTACTTCGGCAACGTAGCAAATGGTATCGGTGGGCTGATTGAATGTAAGGGTGATGCTCAATGGGGAACAAATGACTACCCAGCGAGATTAACGTTCTCGACTACGCCAGATGGGTCGAGTTCTCCGGTGGAGCGGATGAGGATTGCTCAGGATGGTTTTATTACTACAACAGTACCGGCTCATAACCAAGGTAATTTGTCGATTAATGCAACAAGCACATCATATATATCTAATCAATTCAATATAAATAATTACACAGCAGCAGGCACAGGATTTAGTTTTTTACAATGCTGGTCAGGCAATTTTGGTTCTGAAAGATTTAAAATCATTGGCAACGGCAATGCCCAAAACACTAACAATAGTTATGGCTCCCTTTCTGACATCAAACTGAAAGAAAACATTGTCGATGCAAATTCGCAATGGGATGACATTAAATCGCTTCAAGTTCGTAACTATAATTTCAAGAAAGATCCAACCCATCGCCAAATTGGCGTGATCGCCCAAGAGGTTGAGTCCATCAGCCCTGGCTTAGTTTATGAAACGCAAGATCGTGATAAGGATGGCAACGACCTTGGTACAACGACAAAAGGGGTCCAGTATTCCGTGCTTTATATGAAGGCAGTCAAGGCACTTCAAGAAGCAATGGAGCGCATTGAACAACTGGAAGCCAGCAACGCAGATCTTATCGCACGAGTTTCTGCACTTGAGTCAGCTTGATAAGTCCCCTTCGTTAGATACGACATCTAAATCAAGAGGTTCTTCCACTGGATCGCCAACATCATCTTGATTGCTCAAGTCGAGACTGGCTTCGCAGTATTCTTCCCAGGCGGTGTCAGGCATAGTAGTGAAGGGGACTACTGGGCTTCAAGGGCTGCGACTTTTACTTCAAGGGCTTCAATTCGTTCTTTTGATTCTTTTAACGCTGCAACCAACAACGGAATTACGTCTGTCATCGTAACGCCAAGCCTTTCGGGGTTGCTTGCGTCAACTGCCTCGGGCAGCACAGTTTGCACATCTTGAGCAATTAGAAATGCGCGGCGTCTACCCTCTTCATCCGTCTTAAATTTGCCAATGACCGCACGGAGGCTTGCGACTTTTTCAACAGCCCCTGTAATTGGCTCAATGATGTCTTTGTAGCGTTCGTCTGAAAGGCCAGTCCACCCGGTGCTACCGTTGCCTATATAAACACCAGTTGAATCCTGATTGACCACATAAAGCGTATTATTACTGTCTACGCCATATCGCCAATGGCGACCTGCAATAGCACTACTATGCCGAACTCGAAATTGAGTGCTATCGGTAGAGGCATTGACAATCTGAAGTTCGTTCCCGGTCCCCGAGATCGCACTTGTAGTCCCCAACAGCAATCTACCCGTTGAATCAATCCTCATCCGCTCCGTCGGAGAACTCTGCCCGTCGGCAGTAGTCGAGAACACTAGGCGGCCTGGCATGTCATTGG